TGGCGCGATTACATCCTCGATATGCTGGAGGATCTCGAAGAGATGGCGCGCTACTCAGCAGGTGAGGCTATGAAGAAATTGGCGCGGGATATGGATTTTTGAAAGCCGCAAAAAGTTCTTGCAAAAAACTTTACTATGTTAAATAATTATGTTACTGCAGGTCGATCAGTAGTTTTGTTGGGCCTGCATAACTTGGGGCGTACCGCCACGGCAGCGACTTACGTTAGTCGCAAAGTTGATGCCTTCGCTCGCCCTAAAAATACAGAAACCCTGCTTTTAATGGCGGGGTTTCTGCGTTTACAGCTCAGGAGGCCGTCATGCGTCCCTATGTCAGAACAGAAGAGCGCCGGATCATGCAACGCCTGATGGAGCGCCGCGAGCGCGAGACAGAGCATAAATCGCCGGATTGGGTGGCGGCTTACTGGAGGCAGGTGGCGCGATGAGCAAGAGCGACGATATCAAGCGCAAGTTGGGCGTAACTGGCATGCCGACTGGCCATTTCAAGATGGCTGATCTGCGCAATATGACGGTGCGCCGCGTGGAGCCGGTTGAGGAGGAGCCAAGCACGGTTCCGAGCATCTTCGACATGAACGGGCTGCAAAAAAATCTTGAGGCTCATGCAAAGCTGGCCGGCGAAGTGCGCAAGTGGATGCTGACAAAGCCCTATGTGAATCAAGCTGATTTCCATACTGCTGTCCCAGATTTCCCAGATTTCCAGCAAATGCAAGAAGATATAAACAGGAGGCTGCGCGAAAGGCTTATGAGTCTACCGCTTGCCCCGGTTAAAAAGCCTGTCGACATCATGTCGGTAACTCGGAAAATGTGCGGGTGAGCCGTGAACCTTCTTTCCTGGCTCTGGCTAATGTCGCTGTACTGGCCTAGAGCGGCGAGGAAGAGGGAAAATAGCGATGATGCGCTATGAGGCTGAGCAACTGAAGAACCGTTCCAGAGGCCAAGAGGCGCGATGGGGCATACGTCATGTCAGCTGCTCAACCTGATAGCGCCTGAAAAGGGAAATGCAGAGCTGAAACATGCTCGGTAAGCGAAAGCTGAAGCGGGTTCAAGTCCCGCCGCTGTCATTGTTTAGGCGCTCTGCAATTTCGAAAATCTTGTCGAATCTGGAAATTAGCTGAGTTGTGCGAGGAGTCCTGTTGTGGCTAACATAATTTGGACCACGGTCTGCTTGCCTCATCCAACGTTCGCTGATTCTGTCCATGCGTTCGCCGAGATCGCCGGTAAATGTAGTGTGTTTGCTCATATTGTTTATTTGTCGTAAATTAGTTCGTCTGGATGCTCAACAAGGTATTTGCAAGCCAGCTCGGTGCGCCGGTCGATTTCGACTGCTTTGCCGGTTTGGAAGTTGCGCCCCAGCTCCCATGATTGATAGGTCGGGGGCGTAACGCCGAGGGCTTCGGCTGCTGCTCGCTGGGACATGCCCAGCGAAGCGCGCCATTGTTTGAGGTCGTCGGGAGTCATGACAGGTGCTGAGTGCAATTATCGCAATAGCGCGGGATATTGCCAGCAATCGAGTTCCAGTAGAAAGGCGCGCTGAATGCGCACTCATAGCGCATGAATACGCTCAGTTTGCAAACGATATTTAGCTGCCGGCAGTATTGGCAGTGTGCAGTACAGGTGTCTCTGAATTTCACAGGCATCTTGCTGCCGCCTAATACGCGCTGGCCGCGCACTGTGATATAGCCGTCTTTGTCAACTGCATAGTTTTTAACTGCGATTTGTCCGCGCATGACCGCCTCCATTAGTGGTTGAGTGGGTTTGCATTGTTGAGTTGTTCGGCTTGCAAAAGCACTAAGCGCTTAATTTCGTTGCCGATGATTTCCTCGGCCTCGTAGATTGCAACGCATGTTGGGTCGTCATATTCACTGACACCTGCTGCATCTGCGGCGTGTTCGGCGGCCTTTTTCTCTGCCTGAATTTGTTTGAGCAAGGCATTGAGGCGATCGATTTTGGTTTGGGTGATCTCAAAGTTTTTCATTTTTCATTCTCCCAGTTATCGGCTGCTGCTGAATTGCTGCAACCATGAGTACATAATAGTCTAAAAATTAGACTGCTGCAAGGATTATTTATCTCGTCGATTAAAAATCGTTGCACGGGCTATACCGCAGAGCTCGGCGGCTTTGTAGGTTGATACGTTTTTTTCGACGAGCGCGATAGCCAGCTTTACGGGGTCGATTACGGTGTATGGGTCAATGCCGTGCTCCTGGGCGACGGCGGCGAGGGTGGATTGTGTGGTGGACATGATCATCTCCATTAGCGTTGGCGATTAGGATCCGCAATATGCGGCCTGCAGGCATTGCTGCAGGCTTTGTGGTGCGGCGGTCCATGTCTCCTCCCACATGCTGTAGCACTGACCGCGATTGTCGAAGTGCTCGCCGTTGAGCATCAGATCGGTGGATGTGTGATTTTCAGCGCGACCGTGGACAAGAACCGCTTTGCCATTTGCGAACGCTTGTTTGATCTGATCTGCGGTAACTTCGGTTCCGTCTCTGAGTATGTACATGATTCGCTCCGTATGATCAGAATGCAATGTTATTTGCGGTCAAAAATGCTTCGAGGCTGGCGATGCTTTCGCGGACGATTTGAGCGCCAATTGCGTCCGACATCGTTTCGACGCGGGCTTTGTCTGCATGCAGACGAGCGACAAGCGCTTCAGGTGTTTGCGGGATATTTTTCCACATCAGCTTTTTAACGGCTTGGGTTGCAGCTGGCTTTGCAGTCTGCTGTTTTTCCGGGGCGTCGAAATAGCCAATCTCATTGACCAATTTGTCGTATGCGGTCGGCTCTGGCTTTTTGCAAAATTTGGTAAGCAGCATTTTGTCTCTCCTGGTTATTTATCGGAGGCGGTATTGCCTGCCCGATGACTGAATAATAGTCTAAAAATTAGACTGGCGCAAGAAGTATTTTAAGATTCTCTCCCTCCCGCGTAACTCCCCTTACGCGGATCTCAGCCCGCGGCCGGAAACGGTTAGCGGGCTTTCTTTTTTAGGACTTGAATGACGAGGACATTAGCCAGGATCGCTGCCTATCTGATAGAGCGCATCTTTGGCGTGGGTCTGCGTCTTGTTGTTGAAACAGAAAGCATAACCATAAAGGCAAAGAACATGGAAACAAGCATCGCAGAAGGCCAGACATTTACGCTGGCTGTGACGGGCCAGAGCAAGCGCGGCGAGGTCGTGCCGATCAGCGGCGTGCCGAGTTGGTCTAGCTCCGATCCGTCGATCGTCACTGTTGCCCCGGCTGATGGCGGCCTGTTCGCAACTGTGACTGGCGTTACTCGCGGCACTGCAACTGTGACTGTGAGCATTGACGGTTTCTCTGATACCGACACCGTGACCGTCACTCAAGACATGACGCTGGCTGGCATCGCGCTGGCCAACATTGCGCTAACGGCGGCGAATCCGACGTAAGAGGCGAGCAAAGCCATGAAGCTGACCGCCGAGATGCGCAAGAAGATGGCGAAGGCTCTTTATGGCCTGCCAGGCGAGAAAAAGTATCCGATGCCTGACCGTAGCCACGCCGCCAACGCGAAATCACGCGCAACGCAACAGTACAACGCCGGCAATCTGAGCGGCAGCCAAAAGGCACAGATAGATGCCAAGGCAAACAAAGTGCTGGGGAAGTAGATGCCCAGCAAAAGCCCTGCGCAGCATCGATTGATGGAAGCGGTAAGCCATAACCCGCAATTCGCCCGCAAAGTCGGCATTCCGCAAAACGTCGGCCAGGAATACGCGCAGGCAGACGAGCGCAAGAGGCAATACACCAAGAAGCTGGCGGCAGCGCTGCGCAAGAGTTGATTAACAGTAATTTATCGAGGCACGGAACTACTTCTGTGATGAGAGATGGCATTCGATGTAAAGCGATACAAGTGGTTGCAAAGCCAAAAAAGATGGCATGCCGCCCGTGATGGGAAATGGCATTTGTCCCAATATCGGTATTACGCGAAGCAGATCCGCAAGATGCCGGGGCTCTTAGGTTATGTGGTTGAGAGGGCCATTGTTAAGCGCGCTCCACAGCTTGCTGCGAATCTGACTGCGAACAATTTGCTTTTTGCAAGGCTTCGCGGCATCTGCCAAATCTAAAGTAGGGGGCTTTAGAAATGGAAAAAAGACAAAAAACAGGCGGAAGGCAGAAAGGAACGCCGAATAAAACGACGCAGGCGGCGAAAGATGCGATTGCGCGGGCCGCCGAAGAACTGGGCGGCGCGGATCGTTTGGTTGCATGGGCGAAGGAAGACCCGGCAAACGAGCGTCTATTCTGGGGCACGATTTATCCCAAACTCTTGCCACTTCAGTTGAGTGGGGAGGGTGGCGGCCCGGTCAGAACGATCAGCCGCATAGAGCTTGTTCCTCTCGGTAATGACGACAGCGAGGATTAAGCTTCCGCAGAAGCTGATTCCAGTCTTTAGCGGCGAAGCAGATGTAAGAGGCGCATACGGCGGGCGAGGATCAGGGAAAACCAGGTCGTTCGCAAAAATGACAGCTGTCCGCGCCTATATGTGGGCAATGGCTGGGCGAGAAGGTGTAATTCTATGCGCCCGCCAGTTCATGAATTCGCTCGATGACTCAAGCCTGGAGGAAATCAAGGCGGCTATCCGTTCTGAGGGATGGCTGGAATCGTTTTTCGAGATTGGCGAAAAATATGTCCGCACCAAATGCGGGCGAGTCACATACAAGTTCGCCGGTCTTGATCGCAGTATTGACAGTATCAAGTCAAAGGCCCGCATCCTATTGTGTTGGGTTGATGAGGCTGAGCCAGTTACTGATGTCGCTTGGCTCACGCTTATTCCAACCTTGCGCGAAGAAGACAGCGAACTATGGGTGACGTGGAACCCAAAGCGTAAGGGGAGCCCAACAGACCTAAGATTTAGGCGCACCAAAGACCCACGCTACAAGGTTATCCAGCTTAACTGGAGAGACAACCCGAAATTCCCGGCGAAGCTGGAGCGCGACAGGCAGCGCGATTTACGCGAGCGACCGGATGAATATGATCACGTCTGGGAAGGCGCTTACGGCAATCTGGCCGGCTCTATTCTCGGCAAATGGATGGCGACTGCGGAACGAGAGGGGCGCATTAATGATGGTGTGCTTTACGATCCGCATGGCGCGCCTATCGAGCTTTCAAGCGACTTGGGTTTCAGAGATACGGCGTCTTGGTGGTACTGGCAGCGGAAGGTTGGCGGATATTCTCTGATCAAGTATGAAGGCGACAGCGGACTGGATGCGGATGATTGGATCCCGCGCATAAAAGATTCACTGAGAGAACTTGGCATCACGGAGCTGGGAAAGATTTGGCTGCCGCACGACGCAAGAGCAAAGACATTTCAGAGCAAGCATTCGACCATTGAGAAATTTCTAGCTGGCTTCGGACAAGGCAAAGTGGCAATTGTCCCGCAGTCCAAGAAGCTGGATCAGATCAGCGCAGCGCGTGCGGTTCTGCCTCGATGCGAGTTCAACAGAACGGCTTGTGAAGCCGGGACGGATGGCTTATCGGCTTGGGAATACGAGTACAACGACGAAACAGGCGTATTTTCCAAGGATCCGATCCATAACTGGGCATCGCATCCATCCGATGCGTTTGCATATGGATGCCAAGTGATGCAAGAGCAATCGCCCCCGCCCCAGCCACTAGAGCAAATGCGCGGCGTTGCAGTTGGCGTGCCGAGTGTAAGCCTAGAAGAAATGTGGCGATCTACGCCGAAACCGAATCAGAGGATTTGATGGCAAACAGATTCAACACGCGCCCGGAAAGATTCACGGTCCCCGCATGGAAAGTTTTGTTCGCCTGCCTTAGAAGGCCAACATACGACATTTTGCTGTGCGCTAGATCAGTCATTCCGCCTTCGCCGTGGACAGAGTGTTTCGATATTGAAATTGACGATCAGCACAAAGTTATTAGGTTATCTGGCGACTTTGATTAGCGCGCATAACAAACAACGCCGCGAGGCGCGATAGAAGGAAAAGACATGGCAGCAGTATTCGAAGGGGGAAGCCCAAAGAACTTGACCGCAAGCGGGGCCATTTCTTCGGGGCCTTGCACACTCCTGGGCTTTTACGTCAATAGCACAACTGGCGGGACGATTGTCATCAAGGATGGCGGATCAGGCGGTACGGCTCTCTGCGGCACTATTACGCCAGCAATCGGCTTCCATCGCTATCCGGCAGCCATCGGCACATCGGCGTATGCCACGCTGGCCAATACCATTGACGTAACGTTCTTCTACGTCCCGGCTGCGTAATGGCTCAGAAAGTAACAGCCGAGCAAGAAGCTCAGGCGAGGAAGGTCAATCAGTGGCTGCAAACAATCGCGGCCTATGATCGCGCCTTCAAAAAGTGGGAAACGCGGGCAGAACAGATCATCAAGATTTACCGCGACCACGACACGCAGGCAGAAGGCACGGGCATTCAGGCCACGAACTTCAATATCCTGTGGTCGAACGTCCAGACCTGCATGCCGGCTGTGTTTGCAAGGCTGCCCAAGCCTGATGTAAGCCGTCGATTCCGTGATAATGACCCTGTAGGCCGCGTTGCATCGCTGATCCTTGAGCGCGGCTTGGATTTTGAGATTGACCATTACCCGGATTATCGGGCGGCGATGGAAAACTCTGTTCTGGATCGCTTCTTGGGTGGGCGTGGTCAGGCTTGGATACGGTACGAGCCGCATTTCAAGGCCGCAGAGCAGGGCATGCCGGAAGACGGATTCCAAGTAACGGAAGATGCCGACGAAGCCGAAGCAACGCCGGAAGCGCAAGAAGAGATCGATTACGAGTGCGCACCGGTGGATTACGTCCACTGGAAGGACTTTGGACACACAGTAGCGCGCACCTGGGAAGAAGTCACGGCAGTCTGGCGCAAGGTCTACATGACGCGCCCTGCGCTAATTGAGCGATTCGGCGAAGAACTAGGCGGCAAAATTCCGCTGGATACGCGCCCGGAAGAGCAGAAGAAATCCTCAAGCGCCGAGGACAACTATCAGGCGTGCATCTACGAGATTTGGGACAAAGCGACCAATACCGCAATCTGGCTTTCCAAGAGCATGACGCAGATTTTGGATGAACGCGATGACCCGCTTGGATTAGAGGGATTTTTCCCGTGCCCACGTCCACTGTTCGCCACGATGACGACGGACAGCCTGATTCCGGTGCCGGATTACAAGCTGTATCAGGATCAGGCCAAGGAGTTGAACGTTCTCGCCGACCGCATAGACGGCCTGATTCGTGCGTTGAAGGTGCGCGGCGTGTACGACGCATCACAGCCTACGCTGGAGCGTTTGTTCACAGAAGGCGAGAGCGGCACTCTGATCCCCGTTCAGAACTGGCAGGCATTCGCGGAAAAGCAAGGGCTGAAAGGCGCAATAGACATCGTAGATATCACGCCGATTGCCCAGGCGCTTGTCGAAGCATACAAGGCCGTTGATCAGGTCAAGGCGCAGATTTACGAGATCATGGGCATTGCTGACATCCTGCGCGGATCGTCAGACCCGAATGACACGGCGACCGCCCAGAAGATCAAGGGCCAGTTCGGAAGCCTGCGCCTTCGCGCAATGCAAGGCAAGGTTGCGCAATTCGCTACCGAGATCCTGCAGATCAAAGCAGAGATTATGTGCAAGTTCTTCCAGCCTGAAACGCTTGTGCAGATTTCTGCCGCGATGCAGCTATCGCCGGAAGATCAGCAGTTGATCCCGCAAGCGCTGGAAATGCTGAAGAGCCAGCCGGCGCGCAATTTCCGCATTGAGATTGCCGCTGACTCCATGGTGCAGATGGACGAGGCGCAAGAGAAGCAAGACCGCATGGAGTTTCTCGAAGCGACGGGCGGATTCTTGCAAAAAGCACTGCCAGTCGTGCAGCAAGCGCCGCAAGTTGCTCCAATAGTCATTGAAATGCTCAAGTTCGGCGTAACGGCGTTCAAGGTCGGCAAGACAATTGAAGGTCAGTTTGACACTGTGCTGGACCAAGTATTGCAGCAGGCTCAGAACCCGCAGCAGAAGCCAAGCGAAGAAGAGATAAAGGCGCAGGCAGAACAGCAAAAGATGATGATGCAGGCCCAGCTCGACGAGCGCGGAAAGCAAATTGACTTCCAGCTGGAGCAGCAGCGCATGGTCATGGAATCTCGGCTGGAGGAGCAGCGCCAGCGCAACGACATGTTGGTGGAGCGGCACAAGCAAGAGATGCAGGCGCAACAGATCGCGCACCAGAATCAGCTTGAGGCGCAGCGCAACGCATTACAGGCGCAACAGGAAGCGATCCTTGAAAAGCAACGTATGGCGCAAGACGCAATGCTGGAGCAATCGCGACAGCAATTTGAGCTGCTCATGAAACGCCTGGATAACGCAAACAGAATCGAAGTGGCTGAGATCAACAAGGCGGCGCGCTTAGAAACGGCACAAATGGCGGCGGCGAATGCGGCCTCTCAAGACGACAAAACAGCATACATCCAAGACGGCACACAGCCAGTCGCCAACGCACCGGAGGCTAATCAATGACCGACAAAGAGTATTACATCGATTTTTGGACGCCAACACTAGGCGCGGAAGAGGCGGCGCGTTCGTGGGAGGCAAAGCAATCGCAGATTCGCGCCCAGGCTCCGATGGTGCAGGGCGACATTCAGCCGTACATCTCTCAAATCGATGGATCTCTGATTGAATCGCGCTCCAAGCATCGTGCCCATTTGAAGCGGCATAACTGTATCGAGATCGGAAACGAAACGAATTACGTTACAAAGCCAAGGCCCTTGACTCCACCTCCGGGGCTGAAACAAAAGCTCATAGAGGTGGCAAACGCGAAATTACGTCATAGGTAAGGAGTATTAAAGATGGCACTTGGAAAAGAGCTTACTGGTCTTGGGTTTTCGCCTGCGCAGGCCAGTGGCATTGGTGGACAGTATGCAGCCGTCACAGCTGCGGGCAGTTCGCAGACCGACGCAGCAACAATCGGCGCATCAATGGGCGTTGTGGCTGGCGCAGATGGCACAAAAGGCGTGATTCTGCCGGCATGCGAAGTTGGCGCTGAAATTTGGCTGTTCAATAACGCAGGCTCGACTCTTAAGGTCTATCCAGATTCCGGCGCGGCAATCGCGGTTGCTGGAACCGGCTTGGGCTCGGCAAACGCTGCATTCTCGCAGCTTACCTACAAGACCACGATTTACAAGCGCGTCACTTCTACACAGTGGCTTGCTAATACGACCGCTTAAGCGGATTGACAACCTAACGCCGTGAGGCGCTGGCCCCGGTCCTTGAGATCGGGGATTGACCATAGGATGAAAGATGGCAAATAACGATTCTCCGATTACTCGGAGGGACGCATTAGCCGCTAGTTTGGCGGCAGCAGAAACGGGTAATCTTGGGCAAGTGCAGGATGCGCCGCTAGTAGAAACGTCAACGTCAGATCCGATTTCGACTGAGCCTCAGTCGAGCGATAAGCCAAGGGACGAAAAAGGGCGTTTTGCAACGCAATCTTCAGACCGCGCAGATGGCAAAAATCTGAACAATGAAGGCGATCCGGTTACGAGTGATGCGCAGCCTACATCAGCCGATCAGAGCGCGCAACAGCCGCCGCAACTCCAGCGCCCAACGACATGGAAAAAAGACTACCTGCCGATCTGGGACAAGATTGCTACTGGCCAGGCACTCACGCCGGAAGAGTCGCGCAAACTCGCTGAGTACAACCTACAGCGGGAAAAGGAATTCGCCACCGGCGTTTCCACCTACAAATCAGAAGCGCAGAACGCCAAAGAGCTGCAATCGGCTTTGGAGCCGTTCATGCCGGCTCTGCAGCAGCACAACATCAAGCCTACTGATTGGATTCGCAATCTCGGCCAAGCACATCAGATGCTGGCCACCGGCTCACCAGAACAGAAGCTCCAGATGTTCGCCAAGCTTGCACAAGACTATGGCGTGCCGTTGGCCGCAATTGCGCCAAATGCGCAGGGTCAACTAGATCCTGTTATTCCGCAGTTGATGCAGGAAATACAAAATCTCAAGCAGGGCGTGAATACCGTCACGTCATGGCGTGAGCAGCAGGAACAGGCTCAGATTCAAAATGAGCTTGCGAAGTACTCGGATGCTGAAAAGTATCCACATTTTGAAAGTGTTCGCGGGAAGATGGCTCAATTACTTGAGTCCGGTTTAGCCCAAGACCTTGAAGACGCTTATTCACAGGCGATCTACCTCGATCCAGATGCAAGGCAAGCAGAGTTTGAGCGTCAAGCCCAAGCACAAATGCAAGCCGCGCAGCAGGCAAACAAGGTGGCCGCTGTGCAGAAAGCGAAGGCAGCCGCAGTCAGCACTCGCACCGCTACGCCTAGCGGCTCCGTGACGCCTGTGGATGCAAAGGATAGGCGCTCGATGATTGCATCAGGTTTGGATGCGCTCTCGGGTGGCCGGGTTTAACTAGACTTAAGGAGTAAATCATGGGATTTGCCAACTCTGCGGTCACTGATGTCATCGCCACCACAATTCAAAATCGAAGTGGTGTTATGCAAGACAATCTGACCAATAACAACGCCCTTTTGGGCAAACTTCGCGAGCGCGGCAACATGCGCCCGTTTAGTGGCGGTAACGTGATCTTCGAAGAGATCATGTATAACGACACATCGACCAACAACGCGAATTCGTACAGTGGTTATGAGCTGCTGAACATTTCGCCGGATAGTCCGATTAGCGCTGCTCAGTACAGCATTGTGCAATATGCAGACGCGGTAACGATGTCTGGCTTGGAAATGCTGCAAAACAGCTCCAAAGAGCAGATCATCGACCTGTTGGATGCCCGCATGCAGGTTTCAGAAGCTCGTTTGCTGAACCGTATCGCATCCGATATTTACTTGGACGGCACAGGAAATGGCGGGAAAAATATTACCGGCCTCGCCGCCGCTGTTCCTGACGCTCCGACTTCGGGCACTTATGGCGGTATTGACCGTTCGACTTGGACGTTTTGGCGTTCGCAGAAGTATTCCGGCGTTACTGACGGCGGCGCGGCTGTTTCGGCTGCCAACATCCAGCAATACATGACCGCGTTAGCTCTGCGCTGCGTTCGCGGCCCGGACAAGCCCGATCTGTGGGTTGCTGATACCACTTACTTTGCCTATTACGTCAACTCGCTACAGGCAATTCAGCGCGTGACATCTGATGGTGGCGGCTCTGCAGGCGCAGGTTTCGCTTCCATCAAGTTCTATGGTGGCGGCATGGCTGCTGACGTGGTGATGGACGGCGGTATTGGCTCCAACGCTACGGCTAACCACATGTGGGCGCTGAATACGAAGTACATCCATTTCCGCCCGCACAAAGATCGCAACTTCGTGCCGATTGGCGGCGAACGTCAAGCAGTCAACCAAGACGCTATCGTGAAACTGTACGGCTGGGCTGGCAATTTGACCTGCTCTGGCGCGCAGTTCCAGGGTGTGTTGATTGCGTGATAGGAGATAAAAATCATGGCATACACAATTCTTAATCCAGAAGCTGGCATTTGCCAGATTGCGAACACAGACGCAGGCGTAACGTTCGCGAACGCATCTTCTGCCGCCCCGACACCACCGAATCAGCTCGGCAAGATCGTGCGCGCAATCGATCCAACATATGGCGAAGGCGAGTTCATCATGCTTGCGGGCGTGGCTTCTACGGCTATTGGTTCGCTGGTTGTCTATGATGGCACGACCTACGCAACGACACTGATTGCCAACTCGGCAAACCAATCGCGCCCTGTTGCGGTGGCAATGTCTGCGAACACATCGTCATCAACCTATGGCTGGTATCAGATCGGCGGCACTGCTGTGGTGAAGAAAACGACCGTTGCGATTGCGCCAAAGGTATCGGTTGGCATCGGTGGCGTTGGTGTGCTCGGCAACACCGCATCCGGCAAGGAAATCCTTGGCGCACGTTCGGCAAACACTGCAACCGTGGCATCGGCAACGACCACAATCAACGTGGTGATTAATCGACCGCACGCACAAGGCCGCGTGACTTAATCTGCACTGCAGCAACCCTGAAGCCCCGGCTAATCACCGGGGCTTTTTTATTGAACCTAACTACTTAGGTACTCAATTGAAAATTGATATTTCATGCAATACCCCTGACGAGGTTCTATTCCAAAACATCGAGATCAATTCCCGGCACGATTTGGAATGGATCACTGAAGTTGCTGCACATGACGGTCATGCTGTCATTGTTGGCGGCGGCCCGAGTGTAGCGGACCACATAGAGTCGATCCGCTGGCGGCAAAGCCTTGGGCAGAAGATTTTTGCGCTGAATGGAGCTGCTCGCTTCTTGTCGCAAAACGGTATTCCATCGGATTACAACATCATCCTTGATGCGAGAAGAGAGAATGCGGCGTTTTTGGGTGGAGTTCCTGAGAAAACAGTTCATCTGATCGCATCCCAATGCGATCCTGAACTGGTGCAGATTTTGGTTGGCGCAGTTTGGGAAACCAATCTCTGGCACCCGAAGATCGAAGGAATCGAAAATCATTTGCCAGACAAGCGCGAGGATCTGACGCTGATTGGCGGCGGAATCTCAGTCGGCTTGTCTGCAATGTGCCTTGCGTACTCAATGGGTTATCGCAAGCTGCACCTGTATGGCTACGATTCCAGCCACAAGGATGGCGCAAAGCATGCATACGACCAGCCGATGAACACCGGCGAGCAGGTCGTAGATGTCACCGTCTACGGAAGGAAATTCAAAACCTCTCTCACCATGGCGAAGCAGGCCGAAGCATTCCCGACAGTCTGCGATCAGCTCATTGACTTAGGGTGCATTGTGACTGTGGACGGCGACGGACTGTTGCCATTCATCGTGCGCGAGAACGCACGCCGCGCGTCGCTGAATCCGACGACGGAGCAAGAAAAGTATGAGTCCATGTGGAGCCTGCCGGAATACCGCGCCGTTGCTCCAGGCGAAGAAGTGGCAGATGTGTTCGTGAAGCTGGCCGACATCCAGAGGCACGACTACATCATCGATTTCGGTTGCGGCACGGGACGCGGCGCGAAGCGCATCCATGACCTGACAGGCTGCGACATGATTCTGATCGATTTCGCGGAAAACTGCCTCGATCCTGACATTCCGTCTGATTTCTACACATTTTACCGCCACGACTTGACGCAGCCGGTGGAAATGCAGGCGCAGCATGGATACTGCACGGATGTGATGGAGCATCTGCCGCCCGAACAGGTGGATACGGTAATCCACAACATCATGCATTCAGCAAAACGAACATTTTTCCAGATCAGCCTCGTTGACGACGCATGCGGGGCGCTGATCGGCCAGCCTTTGCACCTCTCTGTTCATCCATATACATGGTGGCTGGAGAAGTTCAAAGAGCTTGGTTATACGGTTACTTGGTCTGAAGACCGAGACATGGCGGCGTTGTTCTACGTCGCAAAATAAGCCGCCCGAAAGGGCTTTTTTAACGTCGCGAGACGCCATTCCTTAATCACTTGAGGACAGACAATGATCGCATCTGATCTGAATAACCCGGAGTTTGCCGGTGCAATAAATAATCCTGATGCTCGTTTGTGGGTGCAGTTCTACCGCAAGCCAGTGGAAAACGCCTTCAAATCTGAACAAGAGCAAAGGCCGGTCTTTGATGAAGTTGATTTCGTCAAGATCATGGTCCCAGGCGACAAGCTATCCATCATCGACACTTTTGTGCGAGATGAGCACAAGCGCAGGTTCCCAATGCAGTGGGCGGCATATCAGAACCGAACCGGCGACCAAATGAAGATCAGCGGAACGCCGATCAGCGAATGGCCGCGCATCTCGGCAGCGCAGGCCGAAGAATTGCGCGCACTGAAGTTCTACACAGTCGAATCGATTGCCTCCGCATCAGATGCGCAATTACAGCACATTGGCATGATCGCTGGTCAATCTGCTTTCACCTTCCGCGATGATGCAAAGCGCTTCCTTTCCTTGGCAGATGCTGCGGCAAAACAGCGTGAAGCAGATGAAAAGCTGAAAGCTGTAAATGAGGAATTCGCTAAGAAAGAGGCTGACTTGAAGGCGCAGATGGAGGAAATGCGAAAGCAAATGGCCGCTCTGCTTGCCGCCACCACCGAAAAGCTCGAAGGCGAAAAGAAACGCGGTCGCAAGCCTCACACCGAAACCGAACCTACGGCTGAAACTCAAGAAGGCTAATCATGGCAAGTACGATGTTGCAGCTCATCCAGCAAGCGACGGGTGAGCTGGGTTTGGCCGTCCCTACACTGGTAGCCGGTAGTACGGCGCAAGACACGATTCAGCAGTTGGCTTTACTGAACGCTGTTGGCTATGAGCTGCAACGTCAATTTGACTGGCAAGCGCTTTGCACTGAATACAGATTTACTACGTCATACCTGACCACGACAGGGACATGGACGACAAGCGCGGCAACGGTAACAGGCATTCCGACAACCGCCGCCTTGGCTGCGAACACTTGGCTGGCATCTGGAACGGGGATTCCGCAGGATACCTACATTCAGAGTGTCGATAGCGGGACACAAGTGACGCTAACACAAACGCCGACCGCAGCAGGAACGGCGGCAACGATCAATTTCAGCAAAACGAAATATGCACTCCCATCAGATTATGACCGCCTGATTGACCGCACTGAATGGGACAAGTCAAAGCATTGGGAAATGCTCGGGCCGGAGTCGCCGCAGCAGTGGCAATTTCTGAAATCCGGCTATATCGCCACTGGGCCGCGTTTGCGTTTCCGCGTCATGGGCAACTATTTTCAGATTTGGCCAGGTGTTACGACGAGCGAATATCTCGGGTTCGAATACGTCAGCAAGAACTGGGTTTCGTCTGCTTCCGGCACTGGAAAGTCATCTTTTACGGTTGACACGGATACCTGCGCTTTCCCTGACAGACTGATGGTTCTTGGGCTGAAGTTGAAGTATTGGGAGATCAAGGGGTTTGATACCACTGCGCTCTATCGTGACTACATCACACAGCTCGACATCGCGAAGGCAACCGACAGAGGAAGCAAAACACTGTCGATGAACCCAAGGCTGACAGAAGTACTGATCAGCGCAAATAACATTCCTGATAGTGGGTTTGGTTCGTAAATGCGCGTTCGACAGCAAGCACGGTCTCAGACCGAATCAGTGCCGGCTCCTATTGGCGGGTTGAATGCGCGGGATGCGCTCGCCGCGATGCCACCGAATGATGCAGTTACGCTGGATAACTTCTTCCCGACGACCACAACCGTCAATCTGAGGAACGGTTATACCG